AACCTAGGCTCTTGCTGAGAATAGTCAAAAGAACCCCATCTATGGCCTTCTAATGGCATAAATAAACCCCTTATCTTAGGCCCGAAATCCTTATTTCTAGCAGGAATTTGCTGTAAATTAGGGTTAGACATTGATAGTCTTCCTGACACAGTTCCGCCATTATCTGATCTCAGTTGGTTTATCTCAGCGTGTATCTTTCCTTTATGATTATATTTAATTAATCCTTGTAAAAAGGTACCGTGAAATTTATTGACTTCTCTAGCTTGTACGATAAGTTTTGATATCTCATGAGGAGAGTTAAATAAATAATTTTGAGTAAAGGATGGTTCTTTTGTTTTTTCAGTTCTTGGATACTCTATACCAAGTTTATCGAAAGCTTCACCAATTTGTCGAGCGTTCCATATATCTATATCCTTATTCGTTAACTTTTTTATTTTCTGTAATAATACTTTTTCTTGTCCTACAAATTCTTTAGATAGTCCTTCAGCTTTTTCTAAATTAACATCAATACCTTTGAATCTCATTTCAATTAATATTGGAAGTAGATTAGATTCTAGTTCCCAAATAGTCTCAAGGGATTGTGTTCTTATTTCAGCTTTGAATCGTTGCCATAAAAGGAGCGTGAGCCGTGCATCTTGTTCCGCATAATGACCAACATGTTCAGCAGGTAACTTCCACATCTCAGCTTTAGCATCTACACCATGTGAGGCCGCTGCCTCTTTTAAATCATTCTCAGCTTTTACTTCTCCAAGATACTCAACCGATAAAGCATTTAAAGAATAACTCCATCTGTTCTCATCAATCAATGCTGCTGCAATCATGGTATCAACTATTTTACCTTTGACTTCGATACCTGATGCTTTCAACCAACCGACATCGTATTGTGCATTATGAAATATTTTAGTTGCAGGTAATGAACAAACATCTTTCATATATTGTTTAACTTGTTCTGGAATTAAATTACCACCACCGAAATGACCGAAAGGAAAATAACCTTGCCAACCTTCTACCGCTACAGCAAAGCCGATAATTTCTCCACTATTCGATGCCCATCCTGCACCCATTCTTTTATTAATTCCTTCATCTCTCGTCTCTAAGTCAATTGCTATTTCAGAATAACCAGATAAATCTTTAAACTCATTTGGTGCTGACCACATATTCTTTTTCATATTAAACACTAGTTGTAGACTCATTTTTCATCCATATAGTTAATCTGTCCCTCAAGTGGACAAACGATTGGTAATTCTTGATTGCAAAATATAAAATCAATACCCATAAGTTTTGCGTTAATAAATATGGTATCAATATCGAAAATTTTAAAACCTATGCTTTCCATGTAATTGATATAATTAACAAATCTAGGAGCCTTATCGTTGTTATCATAAATAGGACATTCTAATTGCACCCATTTAGTTTTTTTAAATAAATCTAAAGACCCTTCAATTATTTCTAATTCTGCACCTTGTACATCTAATTTGATTAAGTCATAATTTTGATCGGGTACAACATCAGATAATTTTTTAACAGGTATAGTTTTTTCATCAAAAAGAACATTAGAGTTTTCTTTATATAATGAAGATCCAGTTGATTTATTTTTGTTCTGAGCAAAGTAAAATTTTCTATCTTCATTTCTCATACCTAATGCAACACAAAAAAACTGACCTATTTGGTCTAATTCTTTTCTATATTGATCTTGTGCATCAATTAAATAAAAATTAGAGTCTGGATAAATTTCTTTTATTCTTTTTGACCAATTACCTTGATGACAACCACCATCAATAATATTATCTAGTTTTACATTGAAAGCTTTCAATCTTTCATAAAATTTTAAACTTACTTCTACTGGTTTAAACATTGAGTACCTCTTGTTTGAATCTTAATGAATTGTATATTCCTTCATTAACAGCTTTTACTATTAAGTTTGGATAATCTTTTATAGTGTTAAAATTCTTTTCATGTTCCCAATGGGTAATTAAAAAATCATCTTCCCATAAAAAATAATTGTTCCACATAAACTTATCTTCTAAGTATTCATTTGAACTCAGTTTAAAATCAACGTGTTCACTTACTGGATATTTATGTAATAAGTTTATTTCTCCTGGTCTAGACCACACATAACTAAAATGATGGTGATATCCTTTATGTCCGCTTTTATCTCCCTCTATGTATTTAGAGGTTTCTACTAAAGGTGACGGGGTTTCAAAATAACCTGCTTTGGCTATTCTTTTACATTCTTTTAAAAAATGTTTTGGATTATATAAATCCTCTACAACATGTCTTGCATATACGAAATCAAACTCTTTATCTTTGTATGGGAAAACTTGGGATGAGAAATCACACATTGAATAATTTTTAAATCGAGATTTTTCTTCTACGCTGTGTCCACAAAAGTGAGTTGCTTTTTCAAAAGGTACTTGACCTGGCCCTAATTCTAAAACTTTTCCATTAGCTTTTGATGCAACATACTTAGTAACCTCTTCAATGGGTGCATAGTATCTTATCTTAATCATAAAAATTTTTGTTCTATTAATTTATTTAATTTATCTTTATTACTAAAAGCAAATAGTGCTGCATGATAATCTTCGGGAAAAATTTCCCAATAAGGCCCTTCAGTGCCTGAACCTCCTTCTCTTGCGGGATATATCTCTAAAGTAAAACCAACTCCATCAACTTTAATTCTTTTTTTTATTGTTCTAGAGCTAGGCATTATTTTCTTTTCTTTCTATGTCTACCCATATACCAATCTCCTGGTTCATAGTTCCATTTTTTACCGTGATGTCCTCTTATGTCTGCGTACCACATTCTTATTTTTACTATTAATTTTCTTATATTTCTTTTCACTTATTCTTCTTTCTTTGGAACATAATCTACACATTTTTCTTTTGGTACTTGAAAAAACATTTCATCGGATGAAACATATTTATTTGGATTCTTTACTAAAGGCGAGTTCAATATATCTTTGTCTTCAATCATTAAACATCTAGTGCAATTTTTATTAATACTAAAGTAAGTGCAACGACCATTAAAAAATTTTCTTTTTCGCTCTGGAATATTTACAGTTGAGAAAGGAAATTCACCGTCTGTGTCCCAATTATTTCTAATTTCTACTTCTGCTGTATATACAATTTCATTATTATTATCTAAAATTTTTAAATCTACACCAAACTTTGATCCTTCTATTATTGTTAAATCAGGGTAAGCTTTATTTAAAAGTTTAGTTACAAATTCTTTACCCTTTTTATCGTTTTGTTCATAAAGTAATTTATTAAATTTTTTTCTAACAATCATTTTTTTTGCATATCTTTCATTTTTAATATTTCTAGATCACAATAATGTTTTATTTTCTCAAGGTCTTCGATACCATTTTTATTTAAATATCTACAAACATATTTAATAACATTACCTTGAAAGAATGAGAGATTATTCTTTGATATAAATTCATAAGGTTGAATGTGAAATTTTTTGTAGTGATTCCCGCCTATCTGCTTTGATTGTGGAAAGGCTTCTTCTAATAAATCTTTATTGGTCATCTGGTTTCCTCTAAATAAATTAAATAATCTTTACCAATTGGGTAATGATACTTATAGTCAGTTGATAAAATATGTAAAGTGTTTTTTGCTCTTGATGCACCTGTGTAATAAACTTTTCGCTCTCCACTTTTATCTAATTTTGTTTTACGGCCAAAGTCAGATGCGTAATCATTTTTACTTGCAAGAACAACATGGTCAGCTTCGCCACCTTTTACACTATGAATAGTATCAATAATAATTTTAGGCTCTTCATTCAATTGCTGTTGGCCATAGCGTTTTAGTAATCTTATGAAATATATTTTTTGTCTTGAAGTGAAATTCCTACGAAGAATCCACCACCATTCTTTGTTTTTCTTTTCATTTGGCACAGTTAAACCACACCAATCTTTAAGTTCTTCAAAGTTATAGGTTTTAAAATCTGGTTCTCCCATCCAAAATTTATCTTGTCTATAAGCGTCTTTTTCTAAATCCCTTATGTATTTAAACATAACCTCAGCATCAGCTTTATTAATTGATTTACCATTAGATATAGCTGTCCAAGCTTTTATGGCCTGCCATTGTTTACGATCAAAAGATTTATTATTTTTATTATCTCCAAAGTATAAACCTGCTTCTTTAGCAGCCATTCTAAGTTCATTAACAACTTTATTAACTCGTCCTAAGATGTACCATGTACCTTCTTGATTAAAATCTATCTCTTTGAAATTTAAATATCTTTTGACAGCACCCTCTTTATCTGATGGTAGGTATTCTTTCTCTTCTGAATCTATAATTCCTCTTCTAATTATTTCTGTAAAATGGTGTATAGCTTCTCCAAATCTCCTAGTCTTTCTTAGTACAACCTTTCTGCCTGGGAAATAAGTTGTAAAATATTTTGAATCAGCTCCATTCCATTGATAGATTCCTTGATCATCATCTCCTGCTAAATAAATTCTCTTTGATTTATTTGCTATTTTAAATAACACAGACCATTGAAGAGGTGTAAAGTCTTGAGCTTCGTCTAGTATTAAAACATCTAACGCAGGAAAATCTATTTCATCAATTGCTTTTGAAATCATATCGGTAAAATCTATAAATGATGATTCGCCACCACCATTTTTATAATGTTCATAAGTAGATATCTTTCTTTGAAATACATCGATGTTATCTTTCTTATAAGACTCTCTTTTGTAAACTTTAATAGGGTCTTCCATCATGTTTCTTGCTTTATCATAAATAGATAAAGACCAATCTTTATAAATAAACTCATCATCTTCTAATCTATTATCTGATCGTTTTAAAATACTTTCCTGTAATGCAAAATCAATCATACAGCTTTTAATATCAAATACTTCTTCTTGAAAATATCTACGACAGTATTTGTGGAGAGTTTTAAATCTTGTAAAATTTTCTATAGTGTACTGTGGAAAAGTAGACAAGGCTCTTTCCACAGCAGTGTTGACCGCTTTGTTAGTAAAAGAAATGAAAGCAATTCTTTCTGGTCTTGTTCCGTTTCTTAAATATTTTTTTAAAATCCTTTCAATCAAAGTATAGGTTTTACCTGTTCCTGGTGGGCCATATATTTTAATCGTTTTCTTGTGTAGGTTTTTCAGCCTTTGGATTTCTAAACTTTCCTGTGTGGTAGTCATCGTCCATCTCCGTTAATGATGTATCAACTTTTTTTGGTTTATGTTTTTTAATTTCTTGGTGATTGATAAACTCTGGCATATCAACTGCCCAAATATTTTTCTCCCCCTCATGGTATTCTAATCGTTTACAATTTAATAATCTCAAAGCTTCCATAGAATTATTGAATGCTTTATTCATTTTCTTCTTCATCCAATTATCTAATGTAGTTCTTTTGAAATAACAAACATTTGTTTTAGAATCTAATACAACATATCCATCTTTTAGTTTTCTAAAATCATCTTGTTCAATTGTATCCTCAAAGAATTCTTTAAGTGTTTGATAACG